TAGAACTGGTGGTTCTGGAGGTGATGGAGTTGTTATATTTAAAATTGCCAACGCAGACTTTACTGACACATACACCAATGCTACTAAAGACACTACAAGTGTAAGTGGTTTTACTATATTAACATTTAATGTAGGATCAGGAAGTTACACTACATAAATTTTATAACTTTGTAATATGAGTATCACAAAAATAAATGTTCCAGAACTTTTTGATTTATCGACCGAAACAGGCGCGATACAATTACCAGTTGGAACTACACTAGAGAGACCTGCTGCACCAAGCACAGGAGAGTGGAGATTTAACGATGACACCGATAAGGTAGAATATTGGGATGGAAGTAACTGGGTTACGATCGAATATGAATCTATACCGACAACCTCTACTTGTAATTATCCAACAACAGCAACAGCTTTGTATCAATTTGAAGATAATATCAATGACACTTGTGGTAGTCATAATTTTTCAACATTTAATAACAGTGCTTATGGAACAGGTAAATTTGGTAGAGCAGCAGATTTTAATGGTACTAATGCCACTATATTTAGTAGTGCTGGGAGCCCTGAAGTATTTACTAACGCTTCAGGAGGAACTTTATCTTTTTGGTTTAACCCTGATAATGTGAGTGGTAATAAAGATATGTGGTCTGCTCATAATGGATCTTGGACAGGTAACTATGGATATATAATAAGACTAGATAATAATAAAATATGGACAATTATGTATAATAGTAGTGGAACAAACTGTTTAAACACATATCCATGGAAGTCCACTGCTACAGTATCAGCAGGTTCTTGGAATCATGTTGCTATAGTCACAAATGGCAATACAGTAGGAGATACTGTAAAAATGTATATAAATGGAAGTTTAGATACCAGCGCAACCTTTAGTAATAATTTTAATGTTAATAGTTCACAAATTCAACAAGTAGGAGATAGCTCTAATACATATTGGTATGAAGGATTAATTGATCAAGCCAGAATATTTCCATCCGAGTTAAGCGCTTCAGATATATTAGATTTATATAACGAAACGGGTTCATAAAAATATAAAATAAAAACTTTATCTTTGTTGAATGAATTACTATCAAACCAATACCACACTAACCAAACTCCAAGTTGAATATATAATTATTAAACCTAATGTCAATTAGTGATATAAAAATATTAAGTATTAATGGAATTGTTTTAGGAATATCTATGACACAAATTGATGTTTTGTTAAAAATTATATTACTTTTAGTTTCTATTGGATATACATTGCATAAATGGTATATAATGAATGGAAAGAATAAGTAAACATATTTCGTACAAAGAAGCTATAAGATCCAACACCGCTTTACGATTAAATATAGACAATACACCAGATGAGGTTTCCTTAACAAACATGACAGGTGTAGCACACAATATATTTGAACCTTTACGATTATGGGTAGGAGGGCCAATTAAAATCAACTCTTTTTATAGGTGTCCAAAACTTAACAAAGCTATTGGTGGTAGTAAACGATCACAGCATTGTGAAGGAAGGGCGATTGATATAGATGATACATTTGGCTATAAAACAAACGCAGAAATGTTTTATTATATAAGAGATAATTTAAATTTTGATCAAATGATTTGGGAGTTTGGAGATGATAATAACCCAGCTTGGGTTCATGTTAGTTTTGATTCACTAGACGGGAACAGAGGTAGGTTGTTAAAGGCTATTAAAGAAAATGGTAAATCTAAATATATTTTAATATGAGTAAACCAAGAAAAAAGTTTGGGCAAACAACAGTAGGTAAAATATTGAAAGGAGCTGTAGGTTTGGTTAACCCAACATTAGGCTCGTTGATACAGGGTGAGATGTCTGTAGAACAAGTTATATCTTCTATCAAAAATGCAGACGCTCCAGTAGAGGATAAAATAAAAGCACAAGAAATGATTCTGGAAGCTTACGAAGCAGAAGTTCAAGATAGAGCTTCAGCTAGGCAAAGGGAGATGGCTGCTATCCAAGCAGGATCAAACGATATATTATTTAAAACTGTTGGGTGGGGTATAACCTTATCTTTTGTTGCTGTGGTTGCTGGAGCAATAGGGCTTTGGGAAATACCTAAAGAATCTCAAAGATTGTTTGATATGGGTTTTGGAGCTGTGGTTGCAGCTTTCACACAAGTCATAGGTTATTACTTTGGAAGCTCAATGGGATCTAAACACAAGACACAAATGATGAACAAGAATGGCTAAAAGTGTAGCTTTTGTTTATCGTGGTAAAAACAAAAAAAAGAGACCAGGGGTTCATGCAAAAAGCAAAACATCTCGTTTGAAATCTTCAAAACTGTACAAGAAAAAGTATCGCCGACAAGGCCGTTAAATTATTCCTATCTTTGTAGGAGTTTAATTTAATAAAATGGACATACGGAAAATATCCATAGGGCCAGATTACAAAAGTAGCGCTATGCACTATCTGATAGGCCAAGAAGTTTTAGGTGGAAAATATTTTATACACTTAATCCAATACGACAACGAAAGAAATACCGTAAAAATATGGATTCAAAAAAACGATGAAGTTGTTTTGTGGAAAGAATTTTCACCTTCTATGCCAATAGCCGTAGAGTATAATATAAACTTTTGATGAAGTCACCGTTTAACTTTATAGTAAAACCATTAAACAATAAAAGGTATAATAATACAAAGCAGATTAGTGGTAAAGAAATAATCACTAGCACTTCAGAAGAGAATCATTTAGCGTCCAACAGATATGGTGTAGTTGTTAGTACACCTATAAATTACCATGGAGAAATAAAACCAGGAGATATACTTCTTGTGCATCACAACTGTTTCAAATTTTATAATGACATGAAGGGCAGAAGAAAAAGTGGTAAGAGTTATTTTATGAATGATTTGTTTTTTATTGACAACGATCAGTTTTATTTGTATAAAAAAGACGATAACTGGATATGTCATGATAGATACTGTTTTGTGCAGCCACTAGAAAAACAAGATTCATTTTTAGAAAAAAACTACAAAGAAGAACCTCTTGTTGGTATTATGAAATATCCAAACGAATACCTATCTTCGAAAGGAGTAAAAAAAGGAGATAGAGTTATATTTAAACCCGATAGTGAGTATGAGTTTGAAGTTGACGGGGAAAAATTATATCGAATGTACGACCACCAAATAACAGTGAAACTATGACTGATTTCGAGTTGATGTTGAAAGAAGCTAATATAGATTTACAAGGTTTAAATAAATATCTTAAATCAAAAGAGTTTTTAAAAAAAGCAGGCCCTGTCGTAAATGATTTTAATAACAACTACGAGATACTAAATTCAGAAATACATGGAAAGGGAATATTTGCAACTAAAGACATGGAAAAGGGATACGAAATAGGATATGGGTCAATAAACAAAACAAGAACTTATGCGGGTAGATATACTAATCATTCTCTAAACCACAACGCAAAGTTTTACTACTTTAAGGGTAACAGCAATAGTATTTTAATAGCACAAAAATATATTAAAAAAGGAGAAGAAATTGTCGTCAATTACAGACACCATACATACAATAAAGATTATTATAAGTAATGAAACCAGAGGAACTCAAGAAAAAAATAATTGAAGCGGGTAACATAGCTGTTGAGCAGTTAATTAAGGTCGCAAAAGAGGATATTATAAAACCTGACCCAGAAGATGAGTTAGCGGCAGACAGATTAAAAAATGCAGCGGCCACGAAAAAGCTTGCTATATTTGATGCGTTTGATATATTAAGTAGAATAGAAAATGAAAAACAAATAATTAATAATGACCAGTCCCCATCTCAAAGCAGACAAGGATTTGCTGAAAGAAGATCAAAATAAACTGTATCAGGTTTTAGAAGACTACATACCGTCAGGGGTTGTCAAAACAAAAAATAAAGCTAGAACCTGGTTGTATGGATATAACATGAAGTATGATGTTATAGTTATATCCAAAACAGGACAAATAGGATCTATTATAAACATTAATGGTTTATGTATAGCACTGCCGTTTGAAAAAGATGTATACAAAAAAAGTCTTTCAAAAAAACAACAATTCTGGGAGCGTAAAGATTTACCTCAAGAACTAGCTCGAATCAACTCTATATTTCAATGGAATGAAATGCCAACTAATTTTAAAGATAGATGGATAGATTATATTGAAAAGGAGTTTGACAGAAGAGAGCAAGGACATTGGTTTTACAATAACGGAAAACCAACTTACATAACAGGAGCTCACTATATGTATTTACAGTGGACAAATATAGATGTAGGTTACCCTGATTTTAGAGAAGCAAACAGAATATTTTTTATTTATTGGGAAGCCTGTAAAGCAGACAAAAGATGTTTTGGTTTATGTTACTTAAAAATCAGAAGATCTGGGTTCTCTTTTATGGGGTCATCAGAGTGTGTAAACACAGGAACATTAGCTAAAGACTCAAGGGTTGGAATATTATCAAAAACAGGATCAGATGCAAAAAAAATGTTTACTGACAAAGTAGTACCCATAGCAAACAGACTGCCGTTTTTTTTCAAACCAATACAGGATGGTATGGACAAGCCTAAAACAGAGTTAGCTTTTAGAGTTCCGGCATCAAAAATAACCAAGAAAAATATGCACGAGGTTTATGATGATGAACTAGATGGTCTTGACACAACAATAGACTGGAAGAATACGGACGAAAACTCTTATGACGGAGAAAAACTTTTACTCTTAGTTCATGATGAAAGCGGTAAATGGATAAAACCAAATAACATTTTAAACAACTGGAGAGTTACTAAAACTTGTTTAAGGTTAGGAAGTAAAATTATAGGGAAGTGTATGATGGGCTCAACATCGAACTCATTAAGTAAAGGTGGTGAAAATTTTAAAAACCTTTACAACGATTCTGATGTTACAAAAAGAAATAACAATGGTCAGACAAAAAGTGGTCTTTACAATTTATTTATACCTATGGAATGGAACATGGAGGGTTTTATAGATAGATACGGTCAGCCTGTTTTTAATAAGCCAAAAGAAGAAGTGTTGGGTGTGGATGGGGAGTATATTTATACAGGAGCTATAGATTATTGGGAGGCAGAAGTAGAGTCTTTAAAAAAAGATGCAGATGCTTTGAATGAATTTTACCGACAGTTTCCTCGTACAGAATCTCACGCTTTTCGAGATGAAAGCAAAGGAAGTTTGTTTAATTTAACAAAAATATACCAGCAAATAGATTACAATGATTCATTGATATTAGATCATCACATTACTAGAGGTAAATTCTATTGGAAAAACGGTCAAAAAGATTCTGAAGTAATATGGACACCAGATAGGAATGGGCGTTTTAAAGTTTCATGGTTTCCAAACAAAAATTTAACTAACAAAAAAATTACTAAGCTGGGGACTTATTACCCGGTAAACGAACATATTGGGGCGTTTGGATGTGACTCCTATGATATATCAGGGACAGTAGGAGGCAGGGGTTCTAACGGAGCACTGCATGGTCTTACTAAATTTAATATGGATGAAGCTCCTAGCAATGAGTTTTTTTTAGAATATGTAGCAAGGCCACAAACCGCAGAAATATTTTTTGAGGAAGTCCTCATGGCTTGTATATATTACAGTATGCCAATACTTATAGAAAATAACAAACCCAGATTATTATATCATTTCAAAAATAGGGGCTACAGA